GTGCAAGATACTATGGACTCAGGGCCGAGGGGACTCGGCATGCTGAGGATATATGCGGGTGTAACATCGTACCCGTCATAACCCTCGACTCCACAAGATTCACGGAACTTCCCAGTTCCGAATGTCTTCGAGTCGTTTACCTTGAAACCAAGGTAACCTAAGCATTGCGAGACAATTTCCCCGGAATCCGCGGGAACGATCATATCGTCCCCGTAGATACGGACCTCCTTAGCAACCCGTGTTAGGTTACGAATTGTAATTGGGATATTCCTGCTATGCAGGGTAGCCCCATAAACTATCGTAGCATAAAGAACGGTTTGCAAAGGAAAGGTTATCGCCGATCCCTGTGTGGACACCTTCTTGAGCTTATAAAAAGCAGGAGAAGAAGTGTCGATCCTATTATGGATCCAGCGAGTACGAGTAGAATGTATAGCATCGAGCAAACTCACGTTTGATCGAAGCATACGCTCTACAAGCCACGTTGACACACGATCAGAAGCGCTAGACAAATCAATTGTCCAGTGAGACTGAGAGTGGGAAGCTTCTAGGGCAAGCCTTCCAGAGGGTCTCTGGTCTCTAAAAGAGATAGAGTACTTAAGGAAGGTTTGACTTGCTCTGCGTTCGATCCATGATCGGACGTTTTGTTGGCAGTACTGATGGGCAGTAGGCTCAGCGGCGATGAGTCGCGGAGCCTTCTGCGTTTTCGGTACTTCAATAAGCTTACTCGGAGGCTCATGCCCAGAAGGCATATGCTTACGAGATAGCCCGAGCAAGTTGTCAACCCAGCTTGAGTGGGAAAAGTATGCCCACTGATCAACTGGGAAGACACGCGAAAGCTTTTCGGGCCAATAGGGGAAGTCATACTTAGACTCGTCCCTACGTAGATCCGAAACGGCACCCGGTCCATGCTTCGCAAAACCCTCGTCAGCATTAAAACTGCCAAGGGTCCCAAAAACGATATCAGCAGAGCGCTGAATAGCGTCAAGGGCAGGAATGAACTCTCGTGGTACGGCATTGTCCTCTGCTCCCCAGAAGTTACTAAGGGGAACATTGGCGATCTGTACCGTACTATCTGTCAAAGACAGCCGGCGACCTGAGAAATCAGGATCGTCCAAATCCCACCGGATGGTAGAATCACGAAGGTTCTTATCCACCTGATAAAACTCACGAACAGAGTCATAGACTCTATCGCGGGAGCATGGATGCTTAACTTTCTTAGCCAGATAAAGAATCTGTCTCAAGAAAAGAATAGCATTCACATCAGGATGAGCGCGAAGCTCACAAGTAGGCTCAAATACCCTGAGCCAAAGTCCCCGGAATATTCTGGGCACTTTGACCGATCGCGAGACCCTCCTACAATGAGGTGAGCTATCGAGATGCAGGTAACCATTAGCTAAGGACCTATCAAGGACCTTACCAATGGCAGGGAGGTCGAGGGTAAAGAACCCAAGACCTCTCTGATGAGCCAGGAGAGAGATGCGTGACATGTCACGATCAAAATCCCTCCGGTCACTGGGGAAAGTTACAGCGCAATCTTTCATAAGTGCGCTGTACACCTCTAGGAAGTATCCAACGTAGCTTTTCGTCATCGGCGGATATTCTCCACGTTGATGATCTACGTGCTACGGGTAGACACTCTGTGTAGTTGATAAGACTACACTCTGACAGGGATGCAAAGGGTTAGGACCTTTACACCCGAACGCTGAACTGTCAGAAGAGCGTTAGCTCTCCCAGCCGAACAGCTTGGTGAGAGTCGTGTCGGTCATGAAGAACGACAGGGCTTCACCCAGATCGGTTACGGACGCCTCGACGTCACCCTCCTTGTGGCGGATGACGAAATAGGCTTGGCGAATGAATGCCGGAGTGGCACCATCCGCGAAGACTTCTTCAGTGAATTCGACATTATGTCGAATGTACTGAATGGCGCCGGCCTTGGCACTTTCCTTCGAATGCCGCACTTTCGCGCGGAAATTGGAAGTAGTCCCCGGAAGAAAATATTCCGAGGAATAGTTGCCATCGTCGATCAGATTGAGGACCTTAGCGGTACCACCGCTACCGTCCAAAGTGATCGTGAGAGTGTTACCCAAAGCCATGGATAGTATCCTTACCTAAAAGCTCGTCTGCCGATTGCTATCGCTTCACGTTTTACGTGAGGTGGTAGCCGTTGAACAGCCAAAGCTCCTAGGATGGATATTTGGGATCCACTAAGAAGTGGAACCTTGGCCGCGAGAGATGGTGATGAACCTTGAAACCGACTTTTAGTTTCAAGGGTCCCGGAGGCATCACCGCCGGTAAGCCAAGAAGGCTTATCCTTAACGGTGAACTTGTGAGTGGACACAATGTTTGTCATTATATTGACATCACTGTGAGTGGCAGGGATAGTGTTGTCGGATGCCTGAAGGTATTCGTCAACATTACCGAACCAATCCACCATCCACGACCATGGCATTAGCTGCCATGCCGCTTGGGTGAATCCGCTCACCCCGGCTCCTAACAGAGCTTTCGCAACTGTATAGGAACCGAGATCGGTGGAAGGAGGGTAGGCGCCGTCAGCTGGTTTCCAGCGGACAGTTCCCCACATCCTCTTTTGAGTACGAGCAGTATGCTTGCACCTAACAAACGCCCCATCGGACTGGACTACGACGTCCAGCTCGTCTTGGGAAACGGTTGCTTCACCGAGTTTAATCCTCCGTTTTAGCCCCTTATCGCTAAACATTCTTTTAAGTTCGCCGATGCGAGCATCGACTTGCTTAGAAAAATCTAAAGCGGTTCCTATATCATTGATCAGCGGCCTCCAACCAAACTGGTAACTAAGGTACGCATTTGCGCCCTTATCCAGTAAGTTGTGGCCGAGACCTTTGAATAGGGCAGGGAGATCCTTCATCTCGCCAATAAAGGCGGGAAGGTTAAAAATGGGCCTACTAGGATTAGTCCTAGCGAGCACTTTAGTAACCGGATCCAGTGGACTAAAACCAGTATCAAGATGGCTGAGAACAGCCAATTGATAGAACTCGGGGGGATAATTCGCAAAAGAATCACTCCGATACGGAAGCTGAGAGTTGTCGGTACCTTCGAGAGGAACGATGTTCCAACGTTGGTGGACAATATTCAGCGGATGATCAGAGTTGATCCCTACGTCATCTTCACAACGGGAAACGTCATTGACGTGACCGAGGGAAGTGGTCGTAGTTCCGAAGAACAACTTAGTATAAGTGCCTTCGGAATTCAGCGAAGCCCGAGTTCTGGTTCTAGTCACAGCTATACACCATCATGGGATCGATGATTCGACATGCTCACGCATAGAGGAGATGTCTCAC